GTCTGCTGCGCTGCGGCGACTACGGACTGCGCCGTGTAGGATGGCCCGGCGAGAGAGATTTTCATGTGACTACAAAGGGTTGAGGTTGAACCATTGCCCGCGCCGTAACGGGAACGAAGTACCGGATTCCCCGCGTTTGCGGTTGCGGCAGAAATACCATCCACGGATTGCGCGAGATCCTCGCAATTTCTGCCCCAGTCAAGATGCGCGTAAAGAGCAAGTGCAAGGCAATCGCGCAATTGTTCGAACCCCCGACAGGATTGAACGTATTTCCTATCAGAAAGCCCGATGCCACGTTGGTCCGGGTCGCTGCCGATCCGTTGCTTGCCAAGGTTGCGACATCCACGTAGATAGCCATACCCGTGGAGCCCGCCGTCCAGACCATCGTGTGCCATGCATTGAGGTATCCGGCCGGAATCGCGAACGAAACACGGTTCGGGGCACTGGTCCCGCCGAAATCCCAATACACCGCGCCCGAAAATGGGTTATTGCACTGGCACCGCTGCGCCGCCGAGGCGTTCGCGTCCCGGTTCCCGAAACAGGAGCCGTCCAGATTGCTCGTCGTTCGAATCACCTGAACGATAGTGAGATTGGAATTCGGCAGATTGTACGTCGTGTTCTGGTAGGCATTGCTGGTGCTGGATACTCCGTCTTTGGCGAACCATGCCTGATCCGCCGGAATCTGCGCCTCGCGGACGAATTGAATGCGATTGGACGGCAGGAGTTGCGTGCAATTTCCCGCCACTCCGGCCGAATCGTACAGGACCGCCGCGCTTCCGCTATCGACGACGTAAGCTCCCGCCAGCCCGACAGTGATGGGATTCTGCCAGTCTACCGGAGAGCCCGCCCGAAATCCTCCATCGCCGATTTTGGGACGTGCGACGATCATGCGGTTTGCGCCAGAATCCCCTGATACCAAACAGACCCGACACTCGCATCCAGAGTGCCGCTGCCCTGATTCAAGACGATGATTCCCCAGTGATCCGGCAGGATTCCGCCGAATGCCGCCGCCACCGAAAATGGCCCCGCGTTGTACGTCGTGGCGTTCGCCACGATGTTTATCGTGCCAATCAGTTTTGCATTCGGAGGAACCGTAAGCGTAATCGCCGCATCCGTTCCCGTGGCGCTTTCGGTGTATGTGGTCCCGCCGTCCGCCGTGCCATAAGCGTACACATTGGCGTAGCTGGTTGCGCTGAAACCGGAGGCACCCGTCTTGATCTTCACAAATACCAGCGCATCCAGAAACAAATTACTGGTATTGTCAACTGCTGTTGATGCCCGTGCTGACCCAGTGGTAAGCGAGGTTATAGTACAACTAATCGCTTGATTGCTTGTGCCGTAGTTAGACTTAATTGCGGCTGACATATCGTCGCCAGACCTCCAATAAGGGCATTACCGTGTTCCCGCCAGCGTAAACGCCGCATCGGCCAGCGTGCCGTCCTGCGGCGTGGGAGCCTCGACCGTCATCCGGTCGCCCGCGGCAAAGGCCTGCGCCGCGCCCCCGGTCGTGGTGAACGTCACCACGCCGCCCGTCGAGACCACAATCGTGCCGATTGCGGAGCCGTTTTTCTTCACGCTGTAAGTCGCAGTCGTGGTTGGGTTCGCGCGCACCGTTCCCACGGAACCCGCAAAGTTGGCCGCGAAGGTCACCACGCGCGGGAAGGTAAGCAGGAAGATCAAACCCGCCGCATCCGGCTTCGCGACAAACGAAACCACAACGTCGTAGAGCGTCGAACCTGGACCGGCAGGCCCGGTCGGTCCCGTGGGTCCGGTCGGCCCGGCCACGCCGGGATCGCCCTGCGGACCCGCTGGGCCGGTGGCGCCGGCCGGCCCCGCCGGTCCCGCAGGGCCAGGAGGTCCGGGCGTGCCGCTCGCGGAACCGCCCGAGCCGCCCGAACTGCCGGGGGAAAACAGCGCAGAGGCGCCGTACCCGTAGTTGGTGCATCTCCAGCTTCCGGGCCCCCAGGACAGGTCCGCAATCGGTTGCGGCGCATTGATCGAACGCAGATGCATCAGCGATATCCGGGCATCCTCGCGCACGTCAGGCGGAACGCGAAGCTGGAAATGCGGCGCCAGGCGAACCGCCAGGTTCAAGACCATCGCGTCCTCGTACTGCGGCGGAACCAGGACCACGTCAGTCACGTTCTGGTACTGCGGGACGCGGGTCCAGGTGAACAGTTCCAGGATCTGGCCCGCCGCCGGCACGCCCCGGAAATACAACGTTGACACGGGGCTGGCGCGGTCACTGTAGAGCACATTGGACGCGAAGTCCGGTAATGGCCCGAGAGAAATATCCGCCCACTGCGCCGCGGAAGCGAACCATAGCGGATATTTCAGGTCGCCATTGATGATATTCGCCCCCTCGATCATCTGCGGCCGTTCGACCTCGAAGTCTGGGACATCGAACGCATCCGCCGAAAGTCCAATCGTGTAAGTTGCCTTTGGTGGATCTAACGGATATTCCGCACGCGCAATCGAGTAGATATACATCCGGTCGCAATTCAACATTGCGTTGAGCCGGTTCAGTTCGTCTATCGCGTCCTGGAACTGCGCGGGCGAAGGCGTGCGTCCCGGCCCGAGCGTGACGCCCGCCTTGCGCAGTGCGGGATACAGGATGCCCTGGCCCACCTGGCGCGGCGTTAGTCCCGCGGTCGCGCCGCCGCCGCCAAAAAGCGCAGCGTTGAAAAGTTGAGTGTTGAAAAGCGGTGGAGTGCTCATTGGAAATACCAACTCGTTCCATCGAACACGCCAGTAAGACGCTGGTTTTGTGATGCCGGGATTGCTTTGGCGATATTTCCGCCGGCCGCAACGCCGCCAGGACTGGCATTATTGAAGATCAATGACAGGGACTGCCCGACATTACCGCCGAGAATAGTGCTGATCGCCGCGGTGCCGGTCACGTAAAACAGCGAGGCTCCCGTGTTGGGAATAGCGATTGCGGTCGCTGAAGCGATAGATCCTGGCGGTTGATTGTCGATGCCGGCGTTCCGATTGATAACATTATGTGTCCCGGTGGAATTCTGGCGCATCGCCCCGGTTACATAGCCGCCCGTGAACCTGTTATCGGTGATCAGTAGATTGTCGATTGCCGAGGTGGACACATCAATGCCAAACAAGGCCGTTGGAGTGACCGGGTTCCAGTAGGTAGCACCGACAGGCGCATCGGCCTGCCCAATCAGGTTGTCGGTGATGCTGACCTTGCTCGCCCCGGTCTGAATAAGAATCTCGCTGCCGGCAAAATGCCTGCCGTTGCCGGCAATCGTGCTGCCGATGATCTGCGTGTCCTGGACGTCCCCGTTAATTTTGATCCCATTGGCTCCGTTGGCATAGACACGCCCGCCGACCCATTTGAACCCGTAAATCGAATTTGTCGCGGCATTCAGATCGATACCCTGGCCGGTATTTGATGTTGCCGCCCAACAATTCGTGCAAACCACACTGACAATTGCGTTACCGCTCGGCAGAACCTCCCAGGCCGTGTCCGCCATAGTGTCCATACTGACGCTTTCGAACCACATGAATTGAATCGGCGACTGGGTTGCCGCAAAGTAAACACCTTTTGTGAACTGGATAGCGTCAATGGTGTGAAAAAAGAATGCACTCCCGCCATCGAGGTAAATTGCCGCGAAGCCGGGAGCGCCGGCGCTGGTTCCGAGATAAATTTGTTGGAAAGAAAGCTCTATACCGCCAGCCACATAAATCCCGATCTCGCCGCTGGCTATCAGCATCATTATCGAGTTCTCGATATTGGAATACCCGCAACCTATAAGACTGATGCCGGAAGGTGTCTGCGCGTCCAGATCTCGCAGGAGCATGTTGTTTTGGTTCGAGGCCTTCACGGCCCAGCCGGTCGCTGCGGTGCCCGTAAGGCCAAGGCTCATACCGGATACTTCATTTCCAACGGTGCCGGAACTGGACAAGGTGAAGATATCGAAAGCGGCCAGTGTGACGTCACGCTGAACAAGAGTTGCGCGCCGGCCGGCGCCGCGAATCTTGATGCTGGAACCCGATACGTTAATAGAAGCGTGAACGGTGAATATTCCGGCCGGGATAAAAATCAGCCCTTGGCCGAGGCCTTGAGCAACGATGACGGCTTCCTGGATTCCTGCTGTAGCAGTGTCTATGCTCCAGGCGCCTGAATGCGCGTTGGCGCACTGAACGATCACAGTCCCGCTGGCGGCTCCAGCTACCGCGGTCCCGCCCGTGATCAGCACGGCCTCGGGAGCGCCGGTGCCTCCCGAGATGTAAAGCCGGTGGTTGGTGTCGGTGCCATTGACGCCTTGCGGAACCGGCGTCATTGTGATCACGTTATTTCCCGCACTGAGCGTTCCGCCGGGACTCTGCGCCGCAAAATCAAAGGTCGTGGAGATCAAAAAAGGCGTCGCCGGAATCCTCGACAGATTCGGCCCGAGCACCTGTTCGATTGCCTGGACCTCGGCAACCAGTGCGTTGTGGTGCCACGCATCGATGAATCCCGAGACAATGGAACTCCCCAGGTGCAGCGCCGGCGTTGTGCCGTCGAAACCGCGGCTGATCGTCCAGGAGGTGCCCGAGCCAGATAGTACCTGCACGATCTCGTTGTCGATGGTAAGCAGGCACGATGCGACGATCCCCGCGCCCGATTGAACCTGCATCACGGTGTCGGTAGCGGCTAATGGCACTGCCAGGCGCGTCTGAAGGCGGTCCACGGCCACCGCAAGCTGGGCATTGGTGGCGACCGCGCCGGGATAAGATGCCGGCGGCAACCCCATCGAGAGAGGGGCTACGCCATTGGTAGCGCCGAAACGAATCTTGCCGAAAGTGGGTGTCATCAGTTCACTTCCTAAAGCCAGTGCGGGCGCGAACAGAATGCTGCGCCGGGTAGGGTCTGCCATCAAGCCGCGGCCGGCGCCTGTGAGCGCATGTGGTTCTGCGCATTGAGTTGCACGATTGCCGCCTTGTAGTTCTGGGCTTGCTGCAACAACGTGGGATCAACTTCTGAACGCGGGTACTCGGGCAGAAGGGCAACCGCAAGGTTATAGCGCAGAGCCATCTCGTATCCCGGCGGCAGATCGATCACAGTCGAGAGCGAGGCGAACTGTGTCAACGGCACGTAAATCCACATCTCAAGCTGGCCGCCCAGCCGCGGCACTGGAGCGATATACACTGCTGCGGACGGGTAGCCATAGTCGCAGTACAGCTTGCGGACATAGACCGACTGGGCCAACTTTTCCGGTGTCGCTTCCCATCCAACGGAATCCACAATCTCTAATTGCGAATCGATGCCGCCTGAGGCAACCGAGGCCGCTTCGATCCTAACCGGCCGCTCTGAGAGCGTGAAGGGGCCATTCGTGGCCGATACGCTCATGGTCAGCCGCTTGCGGGCCACAAGCGAAGCGCCCTCGGTATTAAAACTTGACAGCAACTGGTTCGCCGTCACCAGCGCGTCGTTCAGTTCGTTGGTTTCGAGCGTCTCAGCGGCCGCAATGGCGCCTATCAGGCGCATCGATGAGTGGATGAATTCGCTTACTGTAGGCATCTGGGAATCCTCTGCTTATCGCCCGCTTTGCCGCTTATGTTGGGGAACCCGCGCCGCCTGCCTACGCGGCACTGAGGGAGAAGGCGGCGCGAGTCCCGTTTCCGGCGTAGGAGCGGCGTAATCGACCGCCCCGGGCGCCGGATCTGGTTGAGGAGTGGGCGCGGGCGCTCTTTCCGGCTCGAGCCAGATCGTGCGGCGCCACTCCGGGCCAAGGGCGTCCTCCTCTGCCCGCGAAAGAATAGTCACCGGCTCTTTGATCCGGTGAAACATCATCCGCGGGTAGTCGTTGGAGGGGGTCATACGCCTGCTTGCGTGACCTTGAAGGTTTTGCCGTTGACGTAGATGTTTGCCGTCCGCTCCGCTCCGGAGTTGAGGCCGGCCGCATACTCAACGGTGCCGTCTGCCGATTGCGGGGTGAGCGGGGATTGGATAGCGAGCCAGGCCGCGGCGGCGTCCTTCTCCGCGGTCCAGGTTCCCGATTGGCCTTCGCCAGTGACGGTGACCGCGAAGCTGCCGCTGCTGGGAGTCGCCGGAACGTTCGCGCTTGCGGGGTTGATCGACACCGGCGGAACGTCCGGCAGCGGCGGCGCTGGTTGCGGCAGGAACGGCGTAAGGTCGATCCTCCGCCAGGCCGAGCCGAGATCCTGGGCCTGCTCGGGCTGGGAGACCAGCACCGGCGGAGAATTGACGTTGCCCCAGAGTTGCGGGTATCCCTCGGAGCGTTTCGGCATCTAGCGCCTCTTGGCCTCGCGATCCTTGGCCTCGCGTTCACGGGCCTCGTCCCGCGGGCGGTTCCGCCGCTCCGATTCTCCCGGCGCCGGCGAGTATGCCGATCTGCTGCCCCCCGCCGGATCATTGTCGAGGTTGCGTTCCGCGGCGCGGTCGCCCACCCGCCATTCAGCCCGCATCTTTGCGTCCGTCAGGAGCACATCGACTTCTTCGGGCGGAATCGTCATGAAGTTTGCCTTGTCGATGGCCGTCTCCTCGTTCGGAGTTTTGACCACGATTGGCGGCACGCGGTCGTAGACCGAGAAGTAGACCTTCGGGTATCCGGCCTCATAGCCGCCCTCAGGCTCTGCCGTGGTCCGGGGCCGCGAGAACGGCGCCGGTTCCGGCAGATCGCCTACGATTGCTCCCGCCACCTCGGCGTGCCGGTTGGCGTATCCCCGCTCCACCCCTTCGGTGCGCCTGCGGTCGGCCTCTTGTTCGACCTCGCCGGCATCTCCCTCGATTTCCGGCGGGATTTCCTGCCGTCTGACCTGGCCTGGTTCGGTGATTTCGGCGTGCCGGTTGGCGAATCCCCGCTCCACGCCCTCTTCTTCCGGCAGCTTTGCGCTTTCACGCTTTTTGTCGTTCTGTTTTTCGCTCATGGGTGTTCCTTATTCCTTTTGTTTTCGTTTGGCGGCGCGGTAACGGCGTTGATACCGCATCTGTTGAGCGTGACGGCAGGGTTTGCAGTAACGGGTTCCATTCGGAAACGCGCTATATGGGCCGCCGCACAACGGACATTTGACACGCCTGTGATTTCGAGCCGCCATATTGTTGCTGGTCGCCGCGAGCGAATTCTCGCGCGCCGTTACCAAACGCAAATGATTCACGTTGCAGCACAACTTTGCACCGCACGTATGATCGATCTGGCGGTCTGGTGGAATTGTTCCCCTGTAGTGCTCCCAAATCGCCCGGTGAACGGTGATATTGCGCCCGGCCATTCTCGCTACTCCGTAGTGATGGCTTTTGTGCCCGGTCCAGATATGGCAATTCGTGACCGGGTCGATAACGAGCTTCTTCAAGAGGTCTGCCATCGTATTTCGTCGCGAATCTGTGGCGCATTGGAGGCTGCAAAATCGGCGGTTTCGAAAATCGGCCATACGGAAAAATCGACCGCCATCGCTTCGCGGTTGCGGACCGAACAAAGCACCGCATTGCTCACACGGCTTTTTTGTATCGTCCGCAGCCCGCACTTGCCGCGCTTTTTGGTAGCACTCCCTGGAGCAGTACTCGGTGGTTCGAATACGTTTTCTCGTTCGATACAACTCGCCGCAGTGAGCACATTGACTTTCTATTTCTATACGTGTAAAGTCATCATTGATCGACATGCATACAGCATATCAATCCATTAGCTCTCTAGACGTACTGCCCATTCGGGCCGCTGTGCTGCGTGGCCGTACAAAACATCGCATCTCGTTATAAACAAATCATTTACGATGTCGTAGTCACTGAGCATACGAATCGAAACTCCGGTGTCAGGGTCGCTCTGGGACGCGCCAAAGTGGACGCCCTTCGGGACCACGAGCGGCGCCATGCCGATGACGAAGGCGCTCTCGTGGAACGCGATCGATTGCGCCGTCAATTGGTTCGCCGTGCCGATGATCGTGAGCGGGGCACCGGCGGCCGGCGAGTTGCTGACGGTCCTGGTCGCGCCCGCGGCGTTGATCGGCGGGTAGATCGGAATCGAGGCCAGGCCTGCGGCATCGCTCGAGGTATCGGCCGTCACCACGAACTGTTGCAGATCGGAGCCAACCGCGCCCGAAACCGGATTGACCCGGAATACGGTCGGCAGCGTAAACAGGTCGCCTTTTTTGAGGCGCAGCGCCGCCGCGGCGGTCCAGCCGGATGTCAGGAGCGTCGATCCGGTCTGGTTGGCCACCGTAACCGCCGGTGCGCCGCCGAGCGGACCAACCGTATGCACGGGCGTGTTCTGATCCATCACCCACTCGAAGCCGCCCATAGTTCCCATGCGCCCGCGCTCGTACTGGTTTTTGACCTGCGTGGACGATTGGAAGAGTCCTTGCGCGGCTTTCAGCGTCAGTGTCTGCACCTTCGGCGAGATCACCATGCTGCGTTTGCCGTCCATCGGCGTCGAATTCAGGTCCAGCACTTCGCCGGCCTGCCATGCGGCGTCGAGCATGGTCAGAGGCGAACCGGGAGTCCCGATTGCGTTGGGCGTGGCCTGGTACGCCATCAGCAGCCCGTCCACATCGACTGCGTTAGCGAGCGCAACCGCCGCCGAATCGAGATAGCGGTCGCGGAATGCGTCGATTGTGAGGGTCAGTTCAGCGGACGTGAACTGGAAGGACACGTTCGCCTGGGTATTGAGTGTGAGGGTCTTCGACGTCTCGGTGACGTCCTGGGGCGTAATCACTCTACCCTTGGCAACCGTGAACCGCACAGGGTCGCGCAGACGGACGGTGTCGCCGATCTTGGCGCCCTCGACGGCGAATTTGTCGTCCCAGGTGTGGGCGATTGCGCCCGAGAAGCCGAGGTTGTTTTTGAACCGCATCAGGAGTTCGTTGGTGATCACCTGTGCGGACAGAAGCGTATTTCCTGCCATTCTATGTACCCTTCATTTGCGCCCTCACTTTCACGTACCGCTTGAAGTCGCGCTGCACTTCGGGATCATCGATCGAATCGCTCGTGACCTTTGAAGGCCGGCCACTTGGCGGCGGCGGTTTGGGTGCGCTTGTTATCTGGGGTTTGCCGTTTACAGGAGAGGCAGGGGAAAGTGCAACCGACAGTTTGCCTATTGCCAGGACCGCGCTCGCCGGCGTCAGGCCGGCAATGCGCTCGAGTTCTTTAGGACGCTTCGCGAGGTAGTAAAGCAGTTCGGCACCGTTTTCGTCTTCCAACATGGCCTGCCGGGCGGCCAGGACTCCCGGCCCCGCCGGGATCTGCACCGTGTCGATCAGGTCGTCGTAGTCGGCGTGCGCCTTGCGTGCGGCTTTCTCTTTGGCCGTCCACGTCTCCTGCTCCTGGCGGATGGCTGTATCGGCCGCGGCTTTCGCGTCAGCGTCTTTGCGCTGTTGCTCGCGTTGGTCGAATTTCCAGTCCGTCAGAGCTTCCTGGTATGCCTCGAGCGTTTGATAGTTTTCGAGCTTCGGCTTGCCGGCGGGTGCGGGTTCCGAGGGCTTATCCTGCGGCTGCGCCGGCTTTGCGCCGGCCAGTTGCCGCTTCAACTCCTCGTTTTCCCTGGTGAGCCTATCGATGCGTCTCTGGCGTGATCCGCCGCGGCCTTTGCCGCCGGCTGCGTCGTCTGGCGGTTCTTCTTCCCCTGGTTCCTGATGGTCTTCCGTTTCCGGGTCCGGTTCAGTTTTGGCCGGCGCTTCGGGCGCGGCCGCGGGTGCTGCTGTTTCCTGCGCCTCGGGCAATTCACCGGTTGCGCGCCACTTGGCATACTCCCGAAAGTCAGTCGGGGCCGCGCCTTCTGTGGATGCTTCCGTCCCTTGCTCGGGCGTAGGGGTTACTTCGTCTGGCATAAGGCTGATGTTTTATAGAAGTTGACACTGTACATACATTCGATGTACACTTAGATAGTGCTGAAATTCGAGTGGGATGACGCCAACCGCCGCCATATCGCCTTGCATGGCGTCACCCCTGAGGACTGCGAAACCGCCATGTACAATCCCGTCGCGACCGTACCGGGACGCGGAGGCAGCGAATGGCGGCAGAGAACCACCGGGATCACAGGCGGCCGCCGCCTCGATGTGATATGGACCTTGCGCGGCGAACGTGTTCGCGTGGTCACCGCTTATTGGAAAGGCAGGAAACACCAATGAAGATTCCAAAGTTTAAAACTGAAGCCGAAGAGGCCGACTGGTATTACCGGAACCGTGACAAGGTCAAGTGGGGAAAGCCGGTTCGCGATGCCAACGGAAAATTGATGACTCCCGCCCAGATCGCCGCAGCCGAGATTGAAAAACGAAAGCAGACGCAGCCCATTACGATTCGTCTTTCGGTTGCGGATATCGAGCTTGCCAAGACCCAGGCAGAACAAAAGGGCCTGGGGTATCAAACCTATCTGAAATCGCTTGTCCATCAAGCTCTGACCGCCGAATAGGTCATATTCCGACCTGCTGCTGCGGCCCTGCGGGCGGAATGGCGGCACTGCCGCCCATTGGCCCGCCCATAGGCGCCCCTTCGGGCCCCCCCATCGCTTCGCCGGGTTCCGGGCCTGCCGCGGCATCGGCCGCGGCGCCGGACGCCATAGCGGCCATCTGGGCCTGGAGCAGGACTACCTGGTTGCGCAGTATCGCGATATCCTCGGTGGACGTCAGCGACGATTCCAGCTTGATCAAGTCAACCTGCGCCTTGAGGGCGGCCTGGCGATCGCTGCTCTCGATCTTCATCTGCTCGATCTGCTGCTGCGATTCCGACTCGATGCGTTTGGAGCGTATATCGTCAGTTAGTTTGTTTAAGGCCGCGGTCATCTGCTCGATCTGCTGCGCCTGCTGCTGGTTCTGCTGCGCGAGCAGTTCGGCCGGCTTTTTGCCGGTCTCTTCCGTCAGGTTCGGCGGCATGGCGCGGCGCAATCTGTCTGCGATTTTCTCGGCGCCGGCGAAATTCAAGTTATCGAAGACGATGTCGCCGGCTACAGTCATCAATTGCGGGAAGTTGCGCGACAGTTCCGTAACCTGAGACGCCGTCTCCTGCTGCTGCGTCTTGAAACTCGGCCCGATCTTCAGGCGCACGTCATACTTGCCGTTGGTGAGGTCGTAGCACTTCTCCTGGCCGTAATCGTCCTGGAACTTCTGGTTCAGTTTGACGATTTCCTCCTGCATGTCCTCGCCCAAGATCCGCACTTCGCGCGGCGTGTCGTAGATCTTCGGAATCAGGTCGCAGAGGATGACGCCGCACTGGAGAATGGCGCGGTTCAGATTGTCGACGAAGTGGAAATTGGACAGTTCCATCTGCCCCTGGCGCCGCTGGAGCGCGATGCCGGAAGTCTCGTTGGACTGCGAGCCCAGCGAGGCGTCGTAGACGTTCGTGGTCGCCTTGATGTCGTCGGACGCCTGCGCGGCGCCGATCGACAGAGCCTGTATCGGCGGCTCCGCCAGGTTGCGCTGCGGCATCGGGACCGGGTTGCCGGCAATGTCCAGGGGTTCGTACTCGAGATAGGCCCACGGGACGGTGTTTGCGCTCGCCCATCGGGGATCCTTAAACGCGCCCTTCACTCCGACCCACGGCGCTTTGGTGCCGAGCATGACCGTTTCGGCTTCCGAACTGCGGTAGAAGTTATAGAGCTTTTGCGGGTCGCGGGCGAAGCGGATCAGGCTGAAGAGGTATCGCTTGTTCTCGATGTACATCTCTTCGCCCAGCACGGCCAGGATCGGGATCCATTGCCCTTTCCAGTCGGTTTCGTCCAGGATCTCTATACCATTCAGGCGGCACATTTTGACGTGCCGGATCTGGTCTTCGCGTTCGATGCGGCTGCCGTCCTTATCGACCGCGTACTGCACGCCCGGGGGCAGTTCCTCGGGCAGGTTCTCAACGTACTCGCTCGTGATCCTGCCGTCCGGCCATTGGATGCCCACCAGCGTTTTGGTTTCGATCTCGACGTACCAGTAGCGGGCCACCAGCACGCCCTGTTTGCCGATCCAGTCCGGGGCCGGGTTGATGCCGCCGTCGAAGTAATTCAGCGAGACGATTTCAGTCTTGCCGAATTCGGCCTCGTATTCTTCGCGCGAGATCCACTCGAGTTCAAAGGCCCACTTGGCATCGCTTTTGTCCGCTTCGCGTGCGTAGGGGTCCATCAGCACGCTGAACGGGTTCAGGATGCGCTCGATGCGGATTTCCTGGTCGAACGTCTTGTTTCCGCAGTATTTCGTTGTGACTTTGAAATACCCGAAACCGCCCTTCGTGCTTTGATCCAACGAAGTCTCGTAAACTTGATCGGCTTTCGAGGCGTACTGAATGTGGCGGATCATGCCCTCGTACACCCTGGCCGTTTCCGCATCGCCTGAGGAATCGACCGGCAAAGCCTCGAGGTCGGGCTTATTCATGCGGGCCTGGTTGGCGACCTGGTTCAGCGGCCCGGTCAGCTTATTGAAGGTCAGGCAGGGCCGCTTGCCGCCCTGGCCCATCATGTTGCGCCGCTGCTTGTCGTCTTCGTCCCACTGGTTGCCGGCCGCGAACTCGAGGTCGATTTTCGCCTCGCGCCGGATCTCGCTTTCGGATGATTCGGCGAGTTTGTAGCGTTCGCGTGCCGTCGCGATCAGATCTTTGTCGGCCTTACTGCTTGCCATCCTTCATCAGGTCGCCCAGCGTGCGCTTTTTCGGCTTGCCCGCAGTCCGCAGCGCGATCGCCACTGCCTGTTTCGGCTTTTTCCCCGCGGCCACTTCAGTGCGGATATTGGCGCTGATGACCTTGGGAGATTTGCCCTTTTTTAGTGGCATTCTGTTACCTTCTGTTGCGAACGATGCCCACGTTGGTAAAACCCTCGCCCTGTAGGCCAGCGGTCTGCTTGCGTACCGCATCGTGAATCCGCTTGACGGTCGCGGACGCAACCGGGTTGGGCCGGGACTGCTGCGCCTGGACGCATTGCGCCACGGGCGTGTCCATCACACGCGCATTGAGTTGGGCGCCATACTGCGCGGCAATCGTGGCCGCGGCCTTCCGCACTTTGGGATTCGCGCCCGTCGTATCGAACACCACGTCCTTGCCCGCGGCCAGCGCACTGTGGATCTGGCGATAGGCGTTATGCAGCGTGTCGCCGGGCTTCTGCCCGCGTTCGCGGCCGCCGTCTGTGGTGACTACGGTCGCGCCGGTGCTCTTCGCGTAGGTGCTTTTGCCCGCTCCGGGCGCGCCCATAAGCACGGTCAGGCGTGGCATGTTATTTGGGCGCCGGCGTAGGCGCCGGCAGCGTGCCGAAGTCCTTCCCAATTTCAGGAATCCAGGCCCATAGCGGCGGATGCGGTTTGTCGCCCGGCCAACCATGCACCGGCATACCGTAATCGGGGTCCGTGGGAACCCAGTGGCCCGGGGTTGTGGGCAGGTTGCCGGCGGTAGGCGGCGGCGCCTCGGGAATGCCGAATCCTGGGTCCACCGGGAACCATCCAAACACGGGAGGCAGGCCGTAGCCTGGGTCCACGGGCGCCCAGTGACCCGGTAGCCACGGGTGGCCCGGCGGCGGCTTGTAGATCGGGTTCGACGGCACGATAGGCCGGCCCGGCGGCTTGATTGGGCCGGTGCTGGGATGGCCGCCACCATAGATTGGGCCGGTGGAAGGATGGCCGCCACCTCCAGGGATGCCGTAGCCCGGATCTACCGGCCCCCAGGCCGGATGCCCATAACCTGGATCTACCGGCGCTTCGACGCCGTAACCTGGGTCCGCTGGACCGGGAATCATCACAAACACGGGATAGACGATGCGACGTAAAGGCATGTGTTACTCCGTAATTGACTTTGGTTAGTTTGTTGCAACCCGTTGCAACCCGTTACATGCAGACTGTTGTGATTTGGCAACACTCACCCCATCCACGACCCGCCGCCGCCAAATCCCCGCTCGAATTCCTGCGCCGCGGCCGGCCCTTGCGGCGGCACAAATGCCGCGAAGGTCAGCGCCAGCGCATCCCCAAAATCCGGGCTCGCGATCCCGCGCTTCACCATGTCGGCCTTGCTCTCGATCACGAGCTGCTCGCTTTTATTGAGGTGGTAGCCGGGGCCGGTGAGATCCGTCTCGAGTATGTTGTCGCCGGGAATCGCGCCCTTCAGGAGCCACTCCTTCATCCGCGCCCACATATACGCCCGCATGTTGGCCTGGTGGCGGTCGTGCGAAGGCGCCCCGAAATTGACTTCCATCACGTTGTCGAACCCCATCTGACGCAGCCGCTCCACGTAGGGCGCGCCGAAGGCGCTATCGACAAACATCATCGCGACCTTGTGCGTGGGCCGCTTGTCCGAGAGAATCTCGGTCAGCTTCGCCATCATGACGGAACGGTCCCGCGTATCCTCGCCCGAGATCCGGATAGCGGGTATCGTGCGCGCGTCCAGGCCGCGGCGGAAGGCGATGACGTTCCAGGCGCCCGATCCGCCGCTGTCGCGCCTGGCGGCGCCGTCGCCGCCGCCATCACTCCTTGCGCCCGCCATGCTGAACATTCCGCCACGGCCGGCGACGTCGAATCCACACACCAGGGGGTCGTCTGCGAAGCTGGATTCCAGTCTCTGCTGCGCCTGCCAGACCCGTTCCTGGTCAATGTATTGCAACTCGCCGGCGCGCGGCGCGATCCCGCGGACGCGAACCCTTACAAAATCGGAGTCTTCGCCGTAGTCGTGGATCCACTCCTCGAGCAGGGCCTTGTTGGTGAACCTTGCGGTACGGCTGTCGATGATCTTCTGGCGCCAGCGGTCCCGTTCGCTGCCGAAAACGATGCGGTGAAACTTGCCGGTGTTCCGGGTCGGATTGCCCCAGGCGAAGATCATGGGCTCGCCATCCGTCAGGCCGCCCTCGGCCGCGTTCCAGATCTCGTCCGGAATTGCCGAGGCCTCGTCAAACAGGTACCAACTGGTTGACCGGGCCGCATGCTGCCCGTGGAAGGCCTCGGAGTTTTCGCGCCGGCACGTCTGTGCGGTCACAAACCAGGATTCCGGGGCCGCCTTGGCAACGATCTTTTCCGCGCCCGCCACGAACCAGTGGCCGGTGATGCACATGCGCGTCCACTTGAGGATGGCCGGCCAGGTCTTGGTGCTCAACTGCGCGAATGTGTTGCTGGTGATAGTGCCCTGCGAATTCGGGCGCGTGGACATGATCCAGTTCGCCAGCCAGGCGGAAGTGGTGGATTTCCCGATACCGTGGCCGGAACTGATGGCCTGGCGAATCGGGCCAACCGCATCGAGACCGTTGAAACCGCGGCGCCGTACCTCTTCGCCAATCTCGCGCAGGAGTTCCCCTTGCCACTCGTCAGGGCCGGCGTAATCCGCGAGCGGCGTCCTTTGCTCTCGCCAGGGGTATGCGAAGCGCACCCAGCCCAGCGGGTCGTCTTTGTATTGCGCAACCGCATCTACCAGTTCCGCTTCGGCCTCAACCGTCGGTGTCATTGGGTTCGAAATTATCCAGCCGGGTGCAGCCGAACCGGGCGTACTCTTCGCCGGTGTCGCTGTCCATTTTGACGTTCACTGCCTGAAGCGAAAACCACGCCTCGGCCTCGTCACCGTCGTCATCCAGGCAAGGACCGGTGACGATGATGGTGAGGTCATCAGCGAGCGGCGCAAGTAATGTGCGTAGTATCCCAACCGTCATGATTGCGGCTCTCCCGCCCGCTGCTTCGCACTTTCGACCGAATGTTTGAAGGTCCAGACCCGCGGCGGGTTGCTGTCGGTCTCTGCCTGGTGCACGTCCCGTTGCGGGTTGCTGTGCCGCCCGCGCCGGCCGTAGTCGTCGCCGTAGCTGGTCAATACGATCCTTAGCAATCGGCCTGTTCTGCGTTCCACTACGAATTCTGCGTTGGGCGCATCTTCGAATTGGCGCACACGTGCCGCATCGGCCATTTCGACTGTTCCGTATTGCGTGAATACGGGTACTTTCAGGGCCGCTTTTGAAGACACAGATATACTGATGCAGGGGAATGCGGGCTATTGTTGGTGAATCTTCCGATCACCCGGCCCGGCGGGTGGCTGTAGCACACTTTGGGAGTATCGTAGCACAAGGGGTAAGTGAATATGTCTGGAAGTTTGATCTGCCTTGTGTTTGCCTTCGTGTTGTTCGTCCTCGGCGCCGCGTCCCGTTGGTGGACCGCGCCAAACCCGTACTACCCGTCCCTGATCAGTGCCGGCCTGGCGTTCTGGGTTTTGGCGACACTGCTCCCCATGATTAAGTGATACCGCCGGCGCACCCGGCCGTTCTCGACCTGAGGGAATTAAAGCGGAGATCCTAGCTCGATGAGGAACTGTTTTAGTTCGGCGATCTCTTTGCGCAGATCTTCGTTTTCACGTTGCAGAGCCCGAATACGCCTTTGACGTGAGCCGCCCGGGGCGCGTGACGGATTGGTGCGCTCTTGCGCGAGTTCAGCGGCGCGGGCCGCTTCTGATTGCTCTATGTTCGCCAACAGCGCGGCCCGGCGTTCGGCGAACCCGAGAAGCGGACGAGCACTCGCTGCTGTCCCGTGCTGCACCGGCGGCTTGAGCGGGACGCGCCCTTTGATCGGTGTCATTTCTCTCACTTTCACTCACTGAAAATAGAGCTACTCGCGGGTCGGCATCGTAATTTATGCGCCGGTCGGAGCCGCCCTTGCATTTAGACTCTCTATGGGACTATCGTACTCTCTGTCGCCCGAAAGTAATTGGGGCGATGGTGGCAATCATCTCCAGTCTGAGTCTAAGAGCTGCCTCGAAAGGGGTGTTCCCGTGGAGGGGAAGGCTAGCCCGTAATTGCGCAGGACCGCGATTATGTGCTACTTTTGCTCTGCCCAGCTAGCTACTGGGTACGTTGATATTGGAAAGGGCGGCCGTGCCCCTGTCCCACAGGGGTATTTCGGACGGTCGCTCCTTCCCAACCCTCGACCGAAATTGGGGGAGAGAACACGATAAGCCCACGACAACCCGGACGGCAGCCAGGCTCACAACCCGACGCAGCCGGCGACGTTACCCCGCCACAATTCACTCCTGCGAAAGTAGAGGCGCACGATTTCAGGCGACTGCGCGGTATAGGCGGCGATGCGGAGCGCGCTGATATTGGCCTCCGCGGCCGCCGTAATCAGTCCGCTGCGGAGCGAATGCGCACCCCGCTGGCTGCTGTCGATGCCGAAGGTATTCAGCGTCTCCTTGAGCACCCGGCACACGCTCTGACCGTCCAGCGGCTCGCCTTCATGCGAAAGGTCGAGCCGTGGGAACAACGGCCCTTCAGCAGTGCCGGTACGCACTCGCAGCCACGCCTCGAGGACGCGCACGGGGTCGGTATGGCGGTGCTTTCCCCGCGGAATGCCAATAAGCCGCCCCTTGGCCTCCTGATCGTTCTTCTCGCGGTCTACACAGACGATCAAACCTTGCTCGCACAACTCCACGTCTGCCAGGCGCAGCCTCGTAAGGTTCGAACGGCGCAACGAGGAGGCGAAGCCGAGCACCAGTATTGCGCGGTTGCGCAATGCTACCGGAGTCCCGACCTTGCAGAGGCCGGCGGACATCTCGCGCAGCTGGGCGACGGTGATCGGCTGCATCTGCCGCGGCTTCTCCCCGCGGATCCGCTGGGCGCCGCGCAGAAGTTCCTTCGTTATGATCCCCGCCGGAGAAGGCATTCCGCGGCTGCGGTGTTCGAAGACGATGGCCCACTTGCGCCGCCGCGCGGTGCTGATTTTGCGGCGGCTCAATTGGTCCGTGAGGAAGAGGCTCACCGTCTCCTCGGTCGCCGGCAACGCGGTCAGGCGGTAGCGCGCGCAAAAGTCTTCGAAGACCTTCCAGTCGGACGCATACCCGCGGGCGGTGTTCTCGGCGATCAAGCCTTGTTGAAATTTCGACTGCTCGATCCGGAGACGTTCCAGGGACACGAGCGGTACACTTTGGTCAGCCATCTGTGCTCCCAAAAGCATGGATTGGTTAGGGCTGGCACAGTACTTCGAATACTGCGTCAGCCCACTTCCAGGTTAACGCGACACACCTCCGGCCAAGAGGTCGTGCGGTACTTTGGGTACTACCGGCAGGTCATGATCACCATGTGTTGTGATTGGCGATCCGCCCCCGCCCCGCGTTACAGCCGTGGAAGATCCCCTCCGTTGATTCTGTAGTTCCTCACCGCTGCGAAGCTTCCGGAAGAAATGACGCAGCCGCAAGTGCAAACAAACGCCGGAAGGTACGGCTTCCTCTATTCTGCCATACCTCCCAGCGCAACTGATAACGGTTTTGTGACGCGATTCGCGCGTCTTTGGGAGAATCTGTATGGCTGGACAGCTTAGCAATTGGTTCCGGGGGCAGGGCGTCAAGGACGGCGAGTGGTACGGCGAAGTCAAGGACTTCATGCGGAAAGCTGCCCGCGCCCAGCTTTCAGACGATGCCGCTGCGGTGCTCTATATCTTGCGCCTTCATACGGTTGCGTTCCACAGTCAAAAGGCCATCAAGCAGATAGTTGTCGAAGGAAAGAAGACGCGCGTACCCGTCACACCGACCGATCTAGCCATTTTGATCGGAAAACAGAGGCAAAAGGTTCGGGATGCCCTGGCGGAACTCGAACAGAAGGGATTTGCAGAGCGCCGGGCCGTCGATGGCGGCAAGTTGCGTAAAGGCGCAGTTGAGATATACTGTTGGACGGTTCCCCGCGCTCACAAAAAAAGTACCCTTGTACCCCAACCGGGGTACAAAAAAAACCCGGAAATAAAGGCCGCAATGGTTATTTCGGATATGCGGCTCCCGCTTGGCTTTGTACCTTCACCTGAGTACATTTCCCACGTCAAAAAGGCCTATCTGGAGTACAAAGAGGCCACAAAAGTACCCCAGGAACGCCTGAAAGAGGCGCTTATTGTAGCCCCAGGCGCGCCGGCATATAAGGATGAAAGAAAAACCTTAAAGAAGGGGGGGGATTCAACAACAAAAGAGCAGACCGCTTCGCCCGCGGGCGCAGTTCCCACCGCCGAAGACGATGTTGTTGTTGTGAGCGGGAAACTCGGGATTCGCACCTCTACCGGACAGGCCTTCGTTTCCGCGTGCCGTGACGTGGCTCCGAAGTGTACGGTCCAGCAGATCGTTGCAGCCATCGACGCAGTTGACGCCACCATCGACAAGCGCAAATACAAGAACCCTACCGGGATACTGCTGGAAGCCGTGCCGCCGAAACTCGCAGCAGAGATGAAAGCTACCGAAGAGTGGAGAGCCGCGAACACCGCAACCTGCTGGGCGTGCCACAAACCCATCTACCCGGAAGAAGCGCGAATGCGTGGCGCCCATCAGGCGTGTTGGGACGCCGAGGAGGCCAGGCAGACCGCGAAAGGAGCGAGCGCCAATGACTGAGCGCCCGCCGAAACGCGTTATTGGCTGGAATGGGACCTGCCCCCATTGCCGAAAGCCCATCCGGTTTCGACTTGAAACTGACTACGGTTCCTTCGGTACGACAGAGCCCGATGAGGAGTGGCTCCTGTCGCTTTCAGAAAAAGACAGGGAGTTTTTGCGGATTGCTGAAGCGTCCGGCGTGCTCGACTCGTTCCAGCAAGCTCTCAAGGCGCGATCTATTGGAGACCTTTCGGTTCGGAATCCAGCCAAAACGTTCCTTCGCTTCCTCGCGAAGATGAAGACTCAGAAACTGACGCCGCAAGTCGGACTGACGCTTCGATCCGCATTTCCCGGGGGTGGAGTTGACGTTTATACCTGCGGCGATATTTCCGCCATCACGATCAGCGGAGTCCTTCGATTATTTATTCCCACAGAGCACCTCTTCAAAAACAACGTCAAGCCGGTTGCGAATGTCGGAAACGGTACCGTCAAGGTGAAGGAGTTGCAGGACGATATGAAAGACTTCCAGGCCTGGATCAAGACTCGGATGGGCTACGTTCCCCAGGGTGGCGGACTGTTTTTGCAAGAGATGCGGAAGCGCTGTTATGGAGCCTTCGGGCTTCCTGATCAACCGGTAAAGGCCAGCCGGACGGGCGTCAAACAATGAACTGCCCAGCCTGCACCGCTAAACGCCTTCACGCGCCCGGCGACTGGGCCCAGCACCCCTACGCCGGCCACGGTTTCCAGGCCGGGCAGGGCTGGACGCACCGGCATCTGGCTCCCGCGCCAGATGCCGGCGCCGCAATAACCTCGAAAATCTCGGGGGAGATCTCGGGAGCGGCGGCGCCGGGGGGAGGGAAAGCATGAAGTTGAAGTGCATGTGCGAGTGGCCGAGCGATGGTGGCGGGTCGGGCGTGCTCTATTGCGAGGGGTGCGGCGGGGATCTCTGCGTCTGCGAATGCGGCGGCGAAGAGCCGTGCGATGGGTGCGAGTATTGCCTGGATACCGAGTATGACGACGATTGGGACGACGGACTGGAAGTGAAAGCGGCGCCGGTGAGAGGTGAGGCATGAGTTGGGAAGCATTCGGAAGCGGCCCGGAGCCGTTTGATATTGACCTCCTCTACCACCGTGGATGGGAGTCAGATGCGGATTGCGAGAAATGGTGGAAGGCTGGAGAGCCCGAGACGACCTATACGCTCGATGAAGCGATCCAAGCCTATGAGGATTGGATGTATGCCGAAGATTAGCGACTCGGAATGGCTGGAGGCCGCGATGGAGGAAGGACACGACCCGCTATGAAGATGGCTGAATATTCAATTGGCAGGCGATACGCCCAGTTGCTTGAGATCCAGCAGGAGCGCACGCTTACCGAACGTGAGGCCGCGGTGCTTGCCATCCTACGGGATTGTGTTGAGAGGTATGAATCGGAGGAGACGGCCGCGGCGCCGGCCAGGGGGAAGGCATGAAAGTCGAATACGACCCCAAATGCGTGGAGCTGGCACAGTGGTTCCTGGATGATGCGTATAAGTCCAACGTCAGTCTCCGCGAGGATGGACGGATCTACGACGAGCGGTTGGTCAACGACCTGGCCGGCGTGATCCAGTCGGCCATCGAGGGCTGGTTCGCGCTGGAGGCATCCCAAACGGACCAAAAGGCAGGGGCGGCATAATGCAATATCAATACACGGTTAATGTCTACACGTCTGAAGACAAGGAAGACCCCGACTACACCGTCCTGGTGTCGCGGCACGGCATGGAGTTGGATCGCTTCATCGGGCCCATGCTCCCGGCCAGCCTCCAGATCGGAAAAATAGTCATGGCAAACGTGGAGCAACAGGAGAAGGACCCGTTATGATCCACCTGGTGATCCGCGGCTATGCCGGTAGAACGGTGCAGTTCGAAGAGCGCATGGAACTCGAGGAGCCTGGCCTCGAGGATGTTGTGGGCCAAATGGCTGAGGCGCACGCTGGTGCGATGGCGGCCGGACTGTTGAACATGATCGAGATCGAGTTTCTGGACGAGCCGGACCCTAATGAGAGGTTCTTCCGCATTGGGACCAGCCCCTCCGGTATGGTGATGCCTTTCGAGGTGAAACTATGAAAAACTGCCCGTTTTACGGCCACACGATGTTTGTGTCCACCGTCCCGAACTATTCGAAGGCGTTCGTGCTGATGCCGTCCGACGGGAACCAGTGCGGGCTGATCACCAGCAGCCACTCTCCGTGCCATATGGAGATCAACCAACTTCCCGTCGAATGGAGAAACTGTCCCTACGTTTCCGATATCCGGATCGGGACCAAAGACTTCATTGCGAATGAACAGTTAAAGGGCTACAAATGAAATTCACTGAAAACGGAGACACCGTCACGCTCGAAATGTCGCGGGCAGACTACGGGAACCTGTTGATCGCGATGGGCATAGCGGCAGGTTCCGCCACCGACAAGAAGGCCTTCTGGCGTTGGATGCGGTTCGTGAACGAGCTCAACACCGGTAATCCCCAATTCACGCCGTACCTGATCCCTGAAGAGTTCAAGACGCAGGGAAAGTGAAGCGATGCTCCAGCTAATTCTGCACCTG